AAGGTTGGTCGCAACCACAGAGTATGAAAGCCTGCACTTAGAAAGATCATGTACGTTCTTAGGCACATTTTTCATCATGCCATAATTAAACATGATGTTAGACCCACCCATTATGTAAGAGCCCCCGTACACGGTGGATATCTCCATCTTGTGGGGCTTCCTATCAAAAACGCTACCCTGCTTTTCTTCGTAGTCAAACCCCTTCATAAAGAAGTTTGTATTCCCAAAACGATTTTCTTTCTCCTCGAAGAAGATGCAGTCAACAGAAATAAACTCAAAGTCTAAGACGTCTACCGTGTATTCATCATAGCCATACTCCTGACGCATCATACGATTGTTGTACGAGTGCCTGTTGTATGCGTTCGGGTCATTGCCCTCTTTGTTTCTTACCGACTTGGCTATCTGCTCAAACGTCTCTTCGTCTAGCTCGTGACCTGCAAGTCTTTTCAACTCCTGTATAGAAATGGTTTTAACATGACCAGCATACATCATGTCGTTAAACCCAGGGTCTTCAGTGTAGCTATGAATAAACCTGGATGGGTCTATATAATCAGTCTTGATGCCCTCGTTGGGATCGTTGCTTCTTTTTACAACGGCCATGCCGAGAGCAACCAAATCGTTTACGCACCTTCTAAAAACATTATCATTGAACGAATTCCAAGAAAGCGTCATATTGGTTCCGATCTGAGCTGCTATCTCGGCATCGGTTTTTACGTTAGTACCTACAAGTATTTCTACCTCCTCCAAAGAATCAGGTAAGCTATCAGGATCGTCTCCGATAACCATGCCTGTGTTTTCTTTCAGTTGCTGTAACTGTTTCTTTGCTTCTACCTGAAGCTCTATAGATCTTTTTTTGTTGTTTTTTTCCGAAGAGGAAAGAGGATCAACAGCTTCAAGATTTGGGTACGGGTTTCGAGACAGTATTTTATTTGCAACCACCCTGACGAACTTCGGAAGGATTGGTACTGGGGTGTAATCAAGATTAAGAAGAGTACCGTCTCCATCATTTGGCGCAAGGGATCTTAAAAGCTTTTTGTAAATGTTAGTATCCTGTGTGCCGTTCGCGTAGTCCCTGCTTCTTTCGAAAATAACATTTCTCTTTCCGTACAATGAAGAGGCTGTTGATATTTTTCCCCACTGAGACTCTATAGCTTTTGCATACTGTAATCCATAAGCGTTGCTTTTTTTAGTCTCTGTGCTAGCAAGAGGATCAGGAAAAGAGCTTTTACGCTTGTTGTTTGTGTAATTCATTTGTTGATAGCGCTATAGGCGTATTTTGCAAATATAACAAATACGGGCTAGACCTTATATCTCCTGAAAAACACCTTCTCATTGAAGTTAGATCTTTCTTTTTCTTTGGGGTTTTGGGTAGCGAGGAGGGCTAAGCCAGAGCTAATAGTCAAGTCAAACTTAGTTCTCTTGTCTATCTTAAATCCTATCCAGTCTTCTAACGTCCTGTTGAAATACATCTTGCCAACCTCACCCGTTTCCGAGTCAACGCCGACGTGTTCGTGGATATACTTTTCTATTGACTGAGCGTGGGATTGGATGACGTCTTGAGAGTTAGACGGTATACCTTTTGTTTTAACATTGACATGTGAAGAACTACTTAGTAGGTGCTTCGGCCTATCCATTAAATAACCGTCGTAACCTCTTGATTCAAAGTATCTTACAATACCATACTTATTGTTCTCTACAAGCAACGGGTAGCCGTAGTAAAACGCACACATCAAAACATCTTCGTAAAATATACTGGCAAGGTCTGGACGAGAAGCATATTCTACTACGAACATATTGGGCGGACGGTTCAGGCTAAACTTGTTGTACATGTGTAACGCACCCTTAGACCCTCTGCCGTCTACCGTGGCGTCCAAGTCGTAGGAGTCAACGCCACCGCAACCATACTCGCCAAACGGGGCTACCCTTTTACCCCTGTCTATTTTTACAATATTTCTTTGCGTAATGTCTGGCATCCAGCAGACCCTGAACCTACCGTTAGGTGTAGGTGAAAACACTACCTCTTTATCCTTTTCTTTCCAGGTAAAGTTTCCCTTGATTACTGGATCTGGAAATAACTCCTCGTTGTGCTCAATCTGTTGATAGATCTTTCCAATATTAAATAGACTGCCCTCGATGCTATCCCTGAATGCCTCATCCTCCGTGAAGGGAAACTGCCTAGTCACCTCGTTTAGTTCTGAAGGGTTGTCCTTAAATGACCTTCGTTCATTTTTTAAATATGTCTTGCTCCCGATGGTGATGAAGTCGCCATCAATTCCTTCTATGTCTTGCTCTGGATCTTCTACAACTGGGTTTCCATACTGATCAAAAAAACCCTCTAGCGCATCGTAAGCTGGGATAAATATTCTGTACAGACCCGACCTGGTTCTACCGTTACTATTTCTTTCGTTGGGATCAGAGTCATACCACAAACCCTTGTACTCGTTGCCACCCTTGTTCATTGGGTTGACCGTGCTACCCACAATGGCCTTACCTACAATCTTTCTACCAACGATAAGACAGGTTCTTTCTATTCTCCACGCTTCACGGATATCTGTAGGCTTCTCCCACTTGCCCGCCTCATCGAGATACAGTATGTGCAGTTTCTCACCATCGTATGCATTGTTGGTGGTATTCTTCCAGTTGATCACTGTATTCAGCGCGTCGCCCCTGTAGGAGGTCTTGTTGTTTTTCGTGATACGCTTCGAAGGTTCACGGAAAGCTAGCTCCATACGGGGGTTAGTGGTACCGTCCTGGATTGGCTTGAAGAAGAAAGGATAGCTGCGGAAGATCGCAACTACCTTTTTCATGAAAATATTTTCTTGCGCGTCTTTACCAGTCTTTGACTGAATGCCCAACAGCTTCTCTTTAACTTGACTAGCCTCGTCCACAAGGACAGCAGAGCATATATTAGTGTAGCCAGAACGACGACACTTAGTATAAAGCTGACCGAAACAACGGGGATCAACTTCGCAAGCAGCCATGTGAAGAAAGATTTCTCTTTGGAAAGCAAGGTATGATGGGTATCCGATATCGATTTTAGACCATTGTAGAAACATATAGTGTCTCCCTGTAATATACGTAGGGACCCCATTGTTGTAAAACCACACACCGTCTCGCCTACGTTGAAACTCTTTCTCGATATATAGACGAAACCTTGATCGAAACTCGGCAGGTTTTTCGAACCACTCATCCATACTTCGAATCCTCTGCAACTCTTCGGGCATAGGTAGGCGTCTCCACAACTGCAACTTTTTTGGCTGGTCATGGAAGAGTATCTCAGATCGCTTCGGTTTTTTTGGTAGCACAATAAATAGCCCACTCGATTCGAAGTGAGCTCCCTGCGTACCGTTAGGGTCGATCTTAATCCCTTTAGTTTCATAACCGTCTATATCTACTAGTACGGACATTTAATTTAATTAGTACACCCGACAGGATTCGAACCTGTGGCCGTCTGCTTAGAAGGCAGATGCTCTATCCAGCTGAGCTACGGGTGCATATATTTATCTTTAAGTAACCAGCTGTATTGTCCTGATTATCAAAGTCATAGTCCTCCCAGTATATCAAACCAGTTGGGTTATTTTGAGAATCGTTCCGCGAATCCACCTGAGTAGTCTTTTTCTTTTTCGATTGATCCATTGTCTTGTAGCTCTTTAACCATTTGTTCTAAACGCTGACGCTCTATCAGCAACTCTTTACAGTCAATAGCTGTTTGTTTAATGGATTGTAATTCTGCTTTTCTTGCGGACCCGCCAGCCTCTGGGTCCACAGGTTTCTTCACTTCTTCAATCATATTATTGATAGCAACCTCCATGCTTGCCATCAACCTCTTGGATGCACTGATCGTAGTGAACTTAGACATCTTCCTGTATGTCATAAACGTACACAGGTGTCTTCTCCCCTACGTATGACCCACCTATATTGTATTCGAAATACTCAACAGCGTCTTCGTAGCTCATATCCTCCATAAGGATGTCAACTATTTTTCTTACGCTGTAAACTGCTTTAGGCTGAACCCCATAAAGGATTCCTATCACGGCATCATTGAATCCGTC